CAGAGAGTAACTTCTGCGCCGCTACGAGAACGGCACCCAACCTAATTTATGGCCAAGGACGGAGTCACGCGGGGAAACCCCACATGACTTCCAGGGAGATCTAGTATTTGGATCACCCGAACCTACACCATAAAGGGCGGACGCGAGGATTACATCCGGTTTGAAGTTGTGCCAACGTACCTTACGATACTTGGCAGGTCTCCAGACACGGAAGTACCTTATCGAGTTTCTAAGGCGTAAATGCCAACGAGCCTCATCATCGTGAATAACGAGATCACCAAGGACTGAAGGTCCCCGGCAACTCCGAATGGGGGAAGGTATCTGATCAAGACACTTTCTCCAAGCACGATAGACGAGCGGAAATAGTCGCCCAGATGAGCGACGAAGACCGTTCGCCAAGGCTATGAAGTCAGAGGGAGAAGCGGGGTAACTCTTCAAGTAGTGCCCCCTCACGGGGACACCAGCGAAGAAGTCACCACCGCAGCTCTCTCGAAAGGGGCCAGAAGTAAACGACTTACGTCGATTAACTTCGAAGCCACAAAACTTCAAGAAACTGATAACGTCCCTTGAGCACTCAGTCGGAAGGATAATGTCATCACCGTAAACGGAGACGAACGGATCCTTCATACGGAGTTCACAGCAAGCTGTGACGAGGCATTGAAATATTAATGTCTCGAGCTCAAAGGTGAAACCATTACCCATCGAAGAAAATTTCTCGAGAACAACGAAAGAATCGCTGTTCTTGAAGAAACGCGTCGAGGACGATCGTAGATCGGACAAGACCTGAAACCAAGATGGGGGAAGTAAGAATTCGACTAGATTCTTACAAATGGTGTCGCTCGCATTTGAGAGGTCTAAGGTAGCAAGATGGCCTTCGGTTGAGGCCTCACAGGCTAGACGCCTGTGAATATCTTGTCCTTCGTTGAGGTTTACACCACAACGGCGGAGTCGTTGGCGAATCAACCTTCCAAGGGAAAGTTGATAGAAGACATTAATACTAGGTTCAATGGCGATGCCACGGTTCTTAGTACAGTCTTTAGGAACAGATGTGAATCTGTTCCCCCTTACGACAACCGGCAACCTTCCGTCAACAGCGCAGGCGCGAGCCCACGCTGTAGACCTCCATGAACTCAGGGAGGTCCAAGCAGACGAAGTCAAAGTGGGTTCTGACGACATTTTGTCAGGAATGGTCGACCGACCACCCTTATCGGCAAAGGTAGCACCGGGCCCGAACCGACCGTCGAAAGACGAATTCGGGAATGGCCCAAGAATATCGGAGACAAGAGCTCTGGCGCGTTCTAACACAGAACGAGTGAAGAGGTCCGCGGCCGAAGGAATAAAATTCCCCGGGTACAGCAGATTTTCAAGTCTCAGATTACTACTGAAGCACTGCTTTTCAGAAAGAAGGAAGTTCTCACGACTTACGGCCTCGCGGTCGAAAGAAGTGGGAAGGTCTTCACATTTCCTGAGAAGTTCAGTGACCAGGACATCCTTGTGAAAGGAGTCAGGGTCATTATAGTGCTCGGGATCAACACGAAGAACAGCGAGTTGATCCCACTCGCGATGCTTTATCAGCAATGAAACTGTTAGAGCGCGCGAGGTGCCGACATCTGCGCAAAGTGCGGAGATGATTCCACCTATATCAGGAGGAAGAGTTTTCATCACAGAGATCCTATAGATGAACTAAGGGGTGGAGAGAGTTACGAAGGCGCGTAGCCCGTCGAAACGGCCGATTTTGCGAGAGTGCTCGCGCAGAGGTTCAGCAGCTGAGCTGCTGCCTCTGCGAGATCAGTCGAAGCAATATCGAACGGAACGGCGAAACTGCACGAAAACGGAACAGTCCCACGAACCTCAGTTTGTCCCGTGTTGCTGTTGGTATAAACAGACGGAAACGAACCAGACATATCCACGCGGCGGGCGGTCTTAGGACCGTTCCACTTTGAGGAAATCTGGAACGTCGGTCGTTGACCAACAGTACCGGCAGCGGTGTTACTCCGCCAAATAGCGGGAGCAGCATCGCCGCCGGATCCAGCAAGAAGGGACCACGTGATGTCGGTCGTGCCATCAGCTTTCTTTACGACAATATCTGCCGCAGTAGTCATAGTAGACTCCAATGTCTTCAGTGATTCATCACTTCAGTTTTTGGAGCAACAGCGAAATTGCCGTTGCCCCTCGAGCGATGCTGAGGCCCTTGAAAGGTGAGAGCCTCAAAGATGGTCCCGAAAGACCGCCACCCCTAGAAACAGAGAATTTCTTACCATTAAGGACACCAATGCCAGTTTGTGAATTTGGCGGAGGATGAACTTCATCGGTACGAGTATCACTGCGACTAAGGATGATTTCCTCGGAGATAGTAGTGTAGGCGTCCTGAACGGACAAACCTACAAAATCGGTCATGGAAGACAAAACTTGTCCAACATTACCGAACCAATCAGCCACGAAACTGAAAGGTACTGCCTCCCAGGCAATCGACGCGGGGTTGACGAGCCCGAGTTGATTAGCAAGATATGCATTAGGGTTATCAACGATAACACTACATCCCATGTTACAGGCATAAGCAACGTCACGATTGGTAATCGTGTCGAAGATGACGCCAAAAGCATGTGAGTGAGACGCGTCGCGATAAGTATCGCGCTGAGTCCCACGCCCTTTCATTCTGTTAAGCCCAAAAGTGGGTTTAGAGAGTGTCTGGGCTGAATTATGAATATCTTGCAAAAGCGGCTGCCACCCGAAATGAAACTCAAGAAATTGATCGCCGAGGGATTTTGCCCGACCGCGATTACCCTTGAGACCTTTCGGGACAGGACTGCCGAGTTCCTTAGCTGCCCCGATGACGTCAGCATGCCGAAGCTTGCCGACGAAACGAGATATCTGAGAAGCTCGAGCAATGACCATTCCTACTGACTGGTTAGCTTCCAGAAGGTTATTAGCCCACTGAGCTGAACCAGCACTCAACTTTTTAAGAAGGCTGTCATAAGCAGCATTAATAGCAAGTTGACGCCGATCTCGAGAAGGATCTCCAAGAGTGATGTCTAAGACATCATAATAGGAGACATCCCCCTCGATATTGGTGAAGGAACCGTTGGCGATGGATCTCGAATAGCCGTAAGAGAGCACAGAGTGAAACGGAGGAGACTGGATTTCCCAGATTCTCTGCCATGAAACACTGCGCTTTATTCCGTCCGGTTGAAATTCTTCGCCAGAACGAAGCCGCGTCATGGTCCCTCCAAAAGAGGAGGAGCAGGGGTGTCAATCCCGACCATGGGGTCGCTGCAAGGAACGTAGAGAACGTTGCCCTCGCGAGAACCTATCTCAGGCTTGAGAATAGGCGCAAGGCGACACAGCACACCATCAACAGTCGTAAGGCTGTTGTCCAGCTTAGCAAGGTTACTATCGGGAACAATGAGGGCAATGCCCAAAATGACCAGAAGGTAGATTAGCTGAACTGGCATAGGTAACTCCTATTGATGTGCC